TACTTGCTGAACTTTATAGCATACAGTTAGATAAATAACTAACAGCACATCTCATAAGGTGTGCTGATAGTTACTTAGGTAACACGTGAAACAAACTAAAAGAAAGGAGTTGCCAACATGGTAACTGTAACTAAAGACGCTGTATCAATTTATTATATAGTAGACAAAAAGAGTAGGGCTAGGGAAGCTGTACACCCTTACCACAACTTGTCAGTTGAAAAAATTGACGAGGGTAATGGCTTTGTTGAAATAACTTGTAATAATCCACACGAGGATTTACAGAATTGGGTAAACAAAGAAAATAAATTACTAAATAAAAAATTAACAGAAGCTCAGTTAAAAGAATTTTATTATCAAGTAACAATAGTTAAAAGTTCTTTAGACTACACCCCAAAAACTTTAAGGGTAGTTGTTCCTACACAGGAACAGGAGTAACAAGCTAGCGCGCTTTTACATATTTTTTCCCTGTAGTATACGTACTAATTTATGTAGAGGCGCGTAGGGTTGTTAAACCAATTTATCTAAAAGGAGGTAAACAGTATGTCCGGTAAGAAAGACAGACTAAATGCAAAACCACAACAAATGACAAGACGTTCAGTAATGAAGTCTGATAGTTTAACGTGGGAACAAATGAATAGGCAACAAAGACGTGCCTATAAAAGTAGCAAGAAATCGCGTTACATGGGCTTAGTACGCCCAACTGATAACGGCAGATTAAATGCTTCACGAAAGACAGGTGGTATAAAATGAGTTACGACGAACTTGTTTTAACTACTTGGATTTTAAAAGTATGTATATTGTTTGGTGTTGTTGGCTTGGTTGGCGAAAGCTTAGATAACTATATAGCCAAAAAGAACAAACCAAAACCAACGACAATGGAACAATGGGCAAAGCAATATAAAATTGATGTGCCTGCTGTTTGGAAAGACAAATAGTATGACAGACAACTAAAACGCCCAACAGGTAAGCTAGGAATTAAGCGCCTAGCTTAGTAGCTATCGTTTCTAACAATTTACCTTGTTAGTTTGCTTACACAAATCCATATTCGGTAGCTACTAAGGTAAGGCGCTTTTGCTTTATCACAGTAAAAAACAAACTAAAAAGAAAGAGAGGTGCATTTATATGCACAATGTAGAAACAATGTTTAGCGCTAAGGAAACTCCTTGGCACAAGCTAGGCACAGTAACGCCTGATGTACTAACAGCTAAGGAAGCTATTACTACAGCAGGATTAGATTGGACAGTTAGTAAGCGTGATTTACTAACCTTTGATGATGAATTTAATTATTCTCTTAAAGTTCCAAACTATTACAGTATCACACGCGATACAGACAATAAGGTACTAGGAGTTGTTGGTAACAGATATACACCGGTACAAAACCATGAAGCTTTTGCTTTCTTGGATAATATTGTTGATAGTGATGACGCTAAGTATGAAACAGCGGGAAGTCTTAATGACGGTACTGATGTATTTATATTAGTTAATATGGAAAGCTTGTTTGGTAACCTTACCGACAGCGACGAAATTATGCCGTACATGTTGTTAAGCAACAACCACACGGGACGTTATAGTTTAAAACTAACTATGACACCTATTAGGGTTGTATGCCAAAACACTTTACGCATGGCACTATCACAACGTAACGTACAACAACAAGTATCGTTACGACACACAAGTAGTATTCACGGCAAAGAGTACAACGTTAGAAACGTTTTACAAATTGCAGAAAATTACTTTACTAACTTCAATCACGAAGTGGAAATGCTAATTCAACAAACAGTATTAGATACACAGTTTGATGAAATAATTTATGCTATGTTTCCACAACCTAAAGCACAGGACGCTAAAAGTAATGCAAGTCTTGTGCGTATGGAAAATAGGCGTGAGGACATAGTTGATAAAATATATGACAACTATAAAAATGAAAAACACACCGGCTCAGCTTGGGGTGTTATTAACGCTGTTAACTCTTACGAGTTATGGCAAAAGAAAACCAAAGCTAAAGTACTAAAGACACAGCTTGATAAACAAGCTATGGACTTTATACGTGGCAAGCAATCACTAACTAACAAAGTTAAAGACTTGGTAAGTAGTGGCGCTTAACTTAATTGGTTTACAGGAAATAGCAAAGTTGCTTGGTATTAGTCAAGCGACTTTGCGCTCTTGGAGGCATAGAGGCAAACTACCTAAAGAGGATTATATAGTTAGTGGTAATCCTGTATGGGAATATAAGAAGTTTGAACAATATGTTACGCAAGATAGTTGGCTACAAGAACACAGCAACGAGGAGGTTACTGTATGGGGTTAGACAACATATTATATCAAGGCAAGCAAGGCGATAAGTTTGTAGGTATTGAGGAAAAAGAATTAACCGATATCCTATCTAACTTAACTGTCGGCTACTTGGTTGAGGAAATGGGTTTGATTAATTCATTTAGGGGTAAAGTGTATGCCGAGTATGTTGAAAAATATACAGGCAAAAGCTTATACAAATCCGCAGACTTTACGCTTAAAGACTATAAGCATATAGTTGAACAACTTACTATAGATGTTGCTAGTAGGTTAGGTTGGGAAAAAGTTAATGCAGAAATAAAAGCAAGTTACAAAAATGGTTATGGACATTCTATACCTGTTGACGAACTTGAAAGCTTACTTAATTTATTTAAGTACTGCGTTATAAAAAAACAAAGACACGGTAATGACTTTGTTATGGACGCGTGGTATTAATGCCATTCGTACCAATACGCCAACAACAAGCACTATTGCAACCAACTTGCAAGCATGTATGGTTTATGCCAACAGGCGACGGCGAGTTGTGCGCTAAGTGCTTTATTACCAAAGCAGAATACACAGAACTATACGCAGAAAGTGTAGATGATACTAATGAAAGCTAGTAACACTTGCTATATGTGTAGCAACATAATATTAAGTAAGCCAACTAAGTTTGGTTGGAGTGCTAATTTAGGCGACGTGCCTGTTTGTAATATTTGTTATGACTATGGTAACAATGCTTACGACCGGCACACTAGGGAAGTCTTACTTGCTATGAACAATAATATATTTCTGTATAACGCAGTTATATCTCATGGCAATTTAAGCTTCACTTTGAAAGCCATTAAGGCTTTAACAGAAACAACCCAATTAATCTTTCCTAAGTGGTTTGATTTTAAAGTTGTTGAGGTAAAGCCATTAGAAAAAGAAATCGTACGTTTATACAAGGAGGCTAAACATGCCACGTAGTACTAATATCGTACGCTACTTTAGAGGTAATATCGTACCTGCTTATGTGAAAAACAAATCACAGTTAGTAGCTTACGTACTAGAAAAATATAGAAACGACGAGCCTATAAGTAATGGCGAGTTTGTTTTTACTTTACGTTGTACTAGGTTTGGTGCAGTAATTCACAACCTAAGACACAATGACGGTTGGGACATACAAACCCTAGAACGTAAGGACGGCGAATATGTTTACTACTTAGTAAGCACGCCAACAGATAAGGCGGGAACAAGCCCGCAACTAAAACTACTTGGAGGAACACAATGAGTAGAGATAACTTAATAGTCGCACAATGCGCCTTTAAAGGTGCTATTGACTTAGCTGTAGCAAATAAAATTACAGTAGAACAAGTTAATGAAATGACTATTACATTCGCTAATGCCATGATAAAAGAATATGGCAACGGCAACATAACACAACCAAGTACGCCGGCAAAGCCTGTATTTACCCCAAAGGATAATTACAAAAAGGCTAAAGGCGATACTAACAAGGGCGCAAAACCTGCTAACCCTAAAGCACCTGCAAGCGAAAAGCAGAAAGGCTTTATCATGTCTTTGATAAAGGAACTTCCGCTAAGCGAACAGGACGGTTACAAAACATTAGTAACACCTAGTATGAACATGGGTGTAGCTTCTGACATGATAACTGAATTAAAACAAAAAATAGACGGGCAACAACCGGTAGCTAGAGAAAACACGCCTCCGGAGGAAGCACCGTTCTAATGGTTAAGGATAACAAAATAGAAAGCGATATTTACTTTGCTATTGTGCCGGAATGGGTATTGGACGCGCCTATAACTGCACAAGCCGTTAGGTTATATGCTGTACTAAAACGGTACGCAGATAAGACAGACGGAACATGTTATCCAAGTCATAAAACTATTGCAAAGCGTATGGCGGTGTCTGTAAGCACCGTCAAGCGCGCTATGGAGGAGTTAGTATCTATTAAAGCAGTACTTATAGAGCCACGTTACAACAAGGCAACGGGCGAACAAACAAGTAACCTTTATACAGTTATTAACGTGCCAAGCTTCATATATGACGCACCCTCGTTCACAGATGAACAAGCGGGTAGTTCGGGTATGAGCTACAAACCAAAGTCATATAACCAAAGTAAATACGCAGAACAATATTCTGCATTAGTGGAAGCTTTTTATAAGCCAAGTACTAAAGCAGAAATAAGCGGGTTTAATAAATGCGCTAAAGAGTTAGCCCAAGCGGGCGCTACTTATGATGACATTACCGCACGTGTTACAGCGTACAGAACTAATTGGGCTAAGATAGCTTGTACACCTTATGCAATAATTAAGCATTGGACTTCTTTAGGTTTAATGCTTGAACAGGTACAAACAAAAGAGCCTTATAACTGTGAAGTTAGCGGGCATAAGTATATGGATTTAGGAGTTATCTTTTATTGCATGTACTGCAAAAATGAGATAGACAAAAAATCTAAAGAAGCTAAAACTATAAAAATATAGTAAAAGCTTTTGGCGTAAATGTGAAATAGAGCCGTAAGAGAGCTACGGACGGGGTACTTTCAGCGTAATAATTTTCGTTGACGCACCTTAGTGAACATCACTAATCGCCAAATTCGTAACCAAAATTTTTTAATATTTCTACACAAACATTTTCAACTTCATCTAATTCAAACATCACAATACCTTTAGTACTGTTGTCCGGCATGCTTACTTGTATAAATGGTTTACTAAGGTTTCCTATAGCTTGGTGGCTTAAATCACTTTGCGCTTTGCACTTATTAAATAAAGTAGCTACAGGTTGCACCTGCTTACCTGCTTTAACTTCAACCCTTAAACCTGTATTCCAATTTTCCTCGTGTGCGTCTGCACCATGAAACCTATTATCTTTAATCCCTAGCTTCTTACGCGCCATGTTTTGTTTGCGCCTACCCTTACTTCTATTTCTACGGTTAATACAAGTCCTACAAGAACACCTAGTTTTTAATTTATTTGTATTTGGACACTTTCCGTGCATACGTTTTTTGCTGTTAGGTTGTCCCATACCTGTACGCCCTGCGCTCTTACGTGCTTTAAATTCGCCGTAAGTTTCATTATCTTGCCACTCTACTTTATTCAAAAGGACTATTTATTTCTTTCTCTCTTAGTATCAATAATTTTTTTACAGCTTCAATCTGTTCATTAGTTTGTAAATGGTTTACAAGTTGTTTAATGTTTTCAAATATTGTCATTAGTTAATCTCCGTTGCCCATAATCTATTTTCTTTTGGTTTTCTATATCCATGCTTTCACATTTTTCCATAGCAGTTCTGTAATAACAAACGACACTTATTCTTTCTCCGTCCTCTGTTTCTTTTTCTAATTCTGTATTACCGTGCCATTCGTGTGCATTAAAAATTAATAAATCTCCATGTTCCATTTTAAAAGCAACTCTATATTCAGGTAACACCAAGTAGCCACCATTAATCTTGCCTTTCTTTATTACTGCAAGGGTACTAATGCCCTCATCTAAATCTCCTTTGTCTGTATGAACGCCGGTTGGGTAGCTGTTGTTAACAGTAATAGTTGTGAAAGGTGTATTAGGTATAACCCAATCAGCATGCGTATTTTCTACGCGTTCCATTTGTGCTTTGTATCTTTCGGGCGCTACCTTAGCCATTTCATTACCAATAAATTCAAACAAAGGAAACAACTCTTTATACTTTGCAGTTTCTTTACCACTATAAGCGGTTAGCCTACAGTATTGGAAAGGTCCGACGGCGTCCATGCTACCAACTATTGCACTAGCAACACTTTTAACAGTATCAGTTCTGTTACCTATACGTCTTTTAATTCTTGGCACACCACTTGCGTTACCACGATTATTAGTTTGTTGCCTACGTAAATCATGCAAGGTTGGATATGTTTTATCTACAACTGTTTCAGGTATAATTCCTTTTTGATATACAGCTACTAACTCTCCATTGATACCTCTTATGGTTGTATCTTTAGTTACTAATAAGTTGTAATCCTCATCTGTTAAAATCTTGCCAATCTTTTGTTCTAATTCTTGTTCACTTATTTTACTTCTTAATCTTATATCAATCATTAACCACCACCGCCCAAGTCTAACCAACCTGCTTTGTTTAATATCTTGTCAAGGTTAGCTAGTTTCCACTCGTGTACAATCATATCTATAATCTCTCTATATTCATCTTGGTCATATCTACTTATATCTATTTGTTTTATTAATTCAATTAGTTCTTTCATTGTTTTCCTTATTATATATCACAGCTTTGATTTCATCTGCAACATCTGCAACACTTTTACCCATATAAAAATCATGTTCATATATTCCACAATCAATATTTATTGCATTTACTTTCTTAGCTAAATTATTATTTTTTGTTACGCGTCCCTTAGCCCATTTAATATTCTGTTCTTTTAAATCATTTTTTATTGCTCTTGATTTAGAACGGTTAGCTCTATGTTGTTCATCTATGTTTAAATTTATAACAGTTAACTTTCCATGCTCTTTAGCTATATCAAAAAATCTAGTATTAGCAAACCTATCGCCCTCTGCAAAAACCAAATTGAATTGCCCTGTGTCTGCCCACTTCTTGTAAATATCTTGCATACTTTCTATTGCATTAAAAGCAAGTGTATCAGTACCGCCAAAAACAGGACTATCCTTACCTAGTACTATTTGAAAACCCTCTTGCTTTATATCTCTGTATATTCTATGTGCTATTGGTTTTCTACGGTTTTCTATATGACGCCACTTTTGTATTATGTATTTCATAGCAGTTGTCTTTCCGGAAGCCGGACTACCAATAATATAAATTGTGTTCATTAACTATCTTTTTTTCTAGCCCAACTAGGCAACCAAGTTTCGCCACTTCTTTTTTCAATTACTTCCATGTGCATATACTTAACAGCTTCAACAACTGTTTCTGTAATGTTCTTGCCAATGGTTTCACTTAGTGCATTTACTTTTTCTTTAAATTCTTTATAGTCCTCATCTTTTAAATAAAGCAATACATCATTTAATGGCTCTGCCACTTTATTATCTTTACGTGGTTGTAGTTTCTTTTCTTGTGCTTCTGCTATTTCATCATCTGTCATAGCATAGCCACCTTCAAATTCCTCAAAATCTGTAACAGATACGTCCCCAACTTCTGCAAGTAAATCATCAACATCATCTGCGGTAAAACCTGTACCAACCAACTCCCCGCTATTCATAAGTTCCCCAAGTAAATTAGACATAACTTCTGTATCGTAAGTTGCTAAATCGTTAAGCCTGTTATCTACTAATACTATTTTTTTAGCAGTTGCTTCGTCTGCGTCTACGTAAGTAACGTATATTTGTTTCTCGCCAATATTTTTCATAGCTTTCCACGTATGGTTACCCGCTAGTATTTGTTTATTTTTAGCGTTAACAACTATAGGGCGGTATTGCCCGTTTTCTTTTAAGCTTTCCTCTAGTTTTTCAAGGTTTGCTTTGCGTGGGTTATCCGGATA